ATTCAACTTCAAGACCTACCATATCCTAAAAAAGCGGGGCTTATCTGACGGACAAATAAAGACGCTCATATCTGAGATAAACGCTAGGGCTTATATAAAGTCAGTTGGCTGGATGATAGCTAAAGCCACGGCTATTGACGACATATCAACGATAAAGGGCAATGCTATGGACGATAGCAACGACTTTGAGGCACAACGGCGGCGCAAGGAAAAGCTAGCATCCGACAATGAGATGGCAAAGAAGGCAGCGCAAGACTCGCTTAAAAACAGGCTAACACCGGCAGAGCTTCGGGCCATTCGTGAAAAAAACATGGGTGCTAAGCGTAAGAAGTCAATGCATAAGCCAAAATCGCAGGTCCATGCTCTACGGTCATTTGATGATACTAAACGTGAGTTTTTAAAATACACGACAGACATGCTAGGGGCCGACATTGTGCGATCACGATACGGGCGCTTGTCTGACACGGAGCTTAGAAATAATCCAGAGTTCAAACACTACAGAAGGGGAGGCTAATGCGAAATTATGAAAAGGTGATTAATGATTTCTTCAAAGATCTAAACAGCGACATGACTATGGACGACATAGAAAAAAAATACATGCACCAAAAGATAGATGATAACGTTCGTGACAGTCTATATTTTTTCATATTCTTACACAGTAAACATCCTGTAATATTTACTGAGTTCATGACAAAAGATGAAAACGTGTCTTTTATAGTCGAGTTAATGCGGAGGTCCTTTTTAGCTGGCAAGCAATTATGTGATTTGGAGTCAAAAGGGATATTGCAAAAAAAACCGTCAACTAAATGACGGTCTCAACTTTTAGAGGTAAAAATGCAAAAACAGTCTACTACAAAACGGAAGAGGTGGTCAAGCGATAATGTAGTCGTTATTCGGCGTAGATCAGTGCCGATATCCGAAGTCAAAAACAGGATCTTCAAAAACGGCAAAAAATTGACGCTTAAAGAACAGGTACTATCAGATATCAACGAGCTACTACCGGCGCAACCGTACAAGATAGGTATCAACAAAGACTTATTTGATGCGCTTAAGAGTAAGCCGCAGTATTTTGGTAAGCGGTCAAAACTGCGGCGGCTTATAAAATATCATCTGCGTCATAAATGCAAGGGCAGACACTATTTAAAAGCTATGCTCAATAAAAAATGTCGCAATGGCATTGACGGCGGCAGACAGGGCATAAAAGACGAACACCGGAAATATGCTAAAATAAAACTGGAGGCAGTTCTAAAGTCCCGTAAAAAACGGCTTGACAAAAAACTGAAACGGAAAACATAATAATATGAGCATATCACATGTACAGCGTACTTTAAAAGAGCAACGCAAGCTTGGCAGATTAGTTGATATTTGTGAGCGATTTGTACATAACAAACACGTTCCTCCTGGTTTCCGTTCGGATCTATTCGGGCTATTTGATTTAATAGCCCTGTCACAAAATCAAGGCATCATAGGTATTCAAGTGTGCGGTTTGGACTACGCCGCACACTACCGAAAAATTACAGATCAAAATTCAGACAACGCAATTGCATGGCTAGTCGCTGGCCGTGGCAGGTCCCACATAGAAATATGGGCATGGCGCAAGATCTTAAAAAAGCGGGGCGGCAAACTCCGCATATGGTCTCCCCGCATAAAGTCGATAACGCACAAGGACTTCACAGGTAAATATACATTTGAGGCCGCATGAATGACCACCTTAGAAAAATGTTAACAGAAAATACATGCCTAAACTGTTACTATTTCAGATTCGCAGGTCTTGAGCGGTGGTGCAGCTATCCAGATCATCATACTAAAATTAAAAATGAGTTCATGTGCTGCGGAGATTGGGTTGACATGTTTTCGCGCGAAGTTTCAATTGAAAGAGTATCAATACATGAGACGTTAAAAAAGGCTGGTAAAAATGCCGATTGAGTTGAAAGACGCTGTATACATATTGGTCTATGTTGTGACAATCGCCGCTATTTATCAAAGATTTAACAATCGTTTACATAACATGGAAAAAATTATAAAGCGGTTTCAAGCGATTGTGTGGGAAAACGGAGGCCGACTAAACATAGTTGATCATAAATCATGTAGGGATTTTAGGGACACGATGCATGAGTCAATTCGTAAGTGTGATAACAGCCATGATCGTGTTTTCCAAAAATTAGAGGTACACGGCGAACAGCTCCACAGAATCGAAAATAAAATCAAAGGGGAAAAATGAAAAAATACCCGTGGACGGTACCCACCAGGGCAGAGCTTAACGATATATTAGCCGATGATGTTATAGAGAGCACTCGTATAAAAGTAACTGCGGAATTAATCGAGCCGATGCTAGGCACAGTCCCGAAAAATGAAAAAATATTTACAGATTTTGTGACTGAAAAAATGGGTAATTACCAAGGTAAACCCTTAAAAACAATGCAAGAGCTTGATGAAGAAATAGAGAGTTGCCCAAAAGAAATTGATAAAACCGCTACTGGTTTTCATAAAGACACATTTGGCGTTTTTATCTATAATTACATGTTGTTAGGCAACATAAAATCAAATGTGTTTATGCTAATGTGCAATGGTGCAACAAAGGTGCTGCACTATAAAAAGGCAGCCGACTTGTTTTGCAAGGTATATCCCCGAAAGATTAGGTTTTTTACCGAAGACGACACGCATCTTATTAATAGTGATGGAAGTTTAGAGCGTAGTCTTAGGGCTAAAACGCCCAAGGGCGATAGGATATGTTTAAAAAAATCAGATATCATAAACTCAGGCACACGGTTTAAATTTGAGGTAAAGTTGTTAAGAAATGATAGGGGCTTGACAACGGAAACCATTGTAAATGCACTAAAATTAGGCAAGCACAACGGGATCGGTGAATGGCGTGGTTCAGGGGGCTATGGTAAATATAAACTCCTCTCTCTTAAATACGCGTAATTGTTATGAGGCGCTATGTACTGTGTTGGTCATGTTTCATCTGGTTGCCGTAAAGGCTGGGTCAAGCGTTGTAGTGTTATGGTAATGTAGCAATTCAGAACCGTTTTGGTGAAGTAAAGTCCTGTAACGTGAAGGTATGACAAAGAAAAAACGGAATATTACTGACAAGGAAATCATCAAGGCGCTAAGGAGTTCAGGCGGCATTCATACCCATGCCGCAAAAGCTCTCGGTGTCACCAGGCAAAACATTGGGAATAGGATTAGAAGATCAAAACAACTAAAACAAGTTTGCGACGACATCAGAGAAGAAAATATTGAAATTGCGGAAACCGAGTTATTAAAACTTGTAAAAAAGGGCGATTTTAAAGCAATAAAATTTTATTTAACATGCCTTGCAGCCGCTAAAGGTTACCGCACCGAGTTCCGGCATGAATTAATAGGGAACGTTGATCACAATATTAAAATCGAAAAAATAGAACGTGTTATCATAGATCCAACCCAAAAAGTAGAGTTTACATCATCAGATCCTGTCATTATCGATTATGACGATAAAAAACAAAAAACTGACACTTGAAACTCCAAGGTGGGCTAAGCCGCTAACAGTAGAGAAAGCACATTATCGTGCTGCGTATGGCGGCAGGGCATCAGGTAAATCATGGTTTTTTGCCGAAATGCTTGTTGAGCGCTGTACAACTAAAAAAACAGATGCGGTTTGCATCCGTGAAGTACAAAAGGATCTAACACATAGTCTTAAACGGACGATAGAGCTTGTAATTGAACGTGAGGGATTAGGCTCTCTATTTAAAGTCTTGAGTAACATGATTAAATGCCCTAGCAATGGCATTATAATTTTTCAAGGCATGCAATCTCACAACGCTGAGTCTATTAAGTCATTGGAATCATTTGATATTGCTATCGTAGAAGAAGCCCAAAGTATATCCCAAAACTCCCTAGACCTACTACGCCCCACTATCCGTAAACCAGGCTCAGAGCTATGGTTTATCTGGAACCCACGCTATGAGTCCGACCCTGTAGACAATTTTTTTAGAGGCGATACGCCGCCGCCTGGTACTATATTAGTAAATGCTAATTATTGGGATAACAACTGGCTACCGGAAGAATCAAAGCTTGAAATTGAGTACGATAAAAAGCGCGATTATGAAAAATTCCTTAATATTTGGTGCGGCCATTACGTCACAAATACAGAAGCTAAAGTCTTTCAAAATTGGAAGGCTGAAGATTTTATAACTCCTGACGATGCTCTATTTAGATTTGGTGTCGATTGGGGTTTTGCTAAAGATCCTACTGTTTTAATTCGATCTTTTGTCATCGGACGCAAGCTTTATATAGATCAAGAGGCTTGGCAAATTGGCTGTGAGATCATGGACACGCCAGATTTATTTCGTACAGTTGACGAGTCCGACGAGTGGCCCATAATAGCTGATAGTGCTCGCCCTGAAACAATAAGCCATTTAAAAAACCATGGATTCAAAAAAATTTATGCCGCAAAAAAAGGAAAGGATTCTATCAAAGAGGGCATAGAATTTTTAAAAAGCTATGATATTATTATCAATCCAAGATGCAAACACACAATTGACGAATTTATCCATTATTCCTACAGGATAGATAATTCAACCGGAGATATCCTCCCCGAATTTGACCCCAAATGTTCGGATCATTGCATCGATGCGTTACGTTATGCATGGGAAGGTGAAAGGCGTGCGACCAAAAAACGTGCCATAACGAACGTAACGCCTATCCCAACCAGGTCATATTTTTAGTTTGACATCATAACCTTTCTAAATTACAATTAATCAATCAAAAAATCCTGCCATGTGCAGAGGCTATTATAACATAGCTCCCCTCCGTCTATCTCCACAGACGAGCATAATCAAAAACACATAATCCCATTGGGACGTTTTTTTATGCCTGATTTAGTAGAGATACATCAATCCGCATTAAAAGAATTTGACGACATTCAGACAGCGTTGAAAGATGAACGTAATCAATGCATTATGGATCGTCGCTTCTATTCCATCGCAGGCGCACAATGGGAAGACGACCTTGGCAAACAATTCGCAAACCGCCCTAAGTTTGAGGTCAACAAGATCCATTTAAGTGTAATCCGCATTATAAACGAATACCGTAACAACCGAGTAACAGTTGATTTTACAGCAAAAGATGGCACTGAAGACGACTTTTCAGAAAGTTGTGATGGTCGTTATAGAGCCGACGAACAGGATTCTTGCGGTCAAGAAGCCTATGATAATGCTTTCGAAGAAGGCACTTCCGGCGGAATAGGAGCTTGGAGATACACAACGGTATATGAAGACGAGGAAGATGACGAAAACGATTTTCAGCGTATTAAAATAGAACCCATATATGACGCTGATATATCAGTATTTTTTGATCTAAACGCTAAACGTCAAGACAAAGCGGACGCAAAGCGGTGCTATGTTTTAACCGCTTTGCCAATCGACACATATATAGAAGAGTATGGCGGTGACCCTATAGGTTGGCCTCAAGGCGTTTATACCTCACAATTTGATTGGTTTACTCCAGATATCGTTTATATAGCCGAACTCTATAAAGTCGAACAATCAACTGAAACAATTGAGATTTGGCAGTCAATTAGTGGTGAAGAAGAACGCTTTAAGCCATCAGATTTTGAGAATAATCCAGACCTATTAAAGACATTAAACGCAATTGGATCTAAAAAAATAGCAGAAAAAAAGAAAAAGGTCCGCAAAGTCCATAAATACCTTATGAATGGTAGCCGGATAATTGAAGATCTTGGCTATATTGCCGGTAAAAACATACCAATAACGGTTTATTATGGAAAACGATGGGTTATAGACTCAGTTGAGCGTTGCATGGGGCATGTACGCCTTTCTAAAGATGCTCAACGACTAAAAAACATGCAATTATCCAAATTGGGCGAGATTTCTGCTCTTTCGTCAATAGAAAAACCGATAGTAACACCTGAACAGATGCTCGGCCACCAAGAGATGTGGGCCGATGATAATATAAAAGATTTTCCATACCTGTTTTTAAACCCGACTTACGACCAGGAGGGCCAACTCCAGCTTGCCGGTCCTCTTGGCTACACAAAGCCACCGCAGGTTCCTCCAGCACTTGCGGCGCTGTTGCAGATTACTGAGCAGGACATGCAAGACCTGCTTGGTAATCAGCAGTCAGCAGAGGAAATACAGCCTAATGTTTCAGGCAAAGCAATTGAATTAGTTCAAAATAAATTAGACATGCAAACATATATTTACATGGATAATTTTGCCAAAGCCATGCGCCGTGGCGGTGAAATTTGGTTAAGCATTGCCAGGGAAATATATGTTGAAGATGACCGAATATTAAAAATCCTCACAAAAGCAAAAGAGCCTGAATCCATCAAATTAATGCAGCCGATTATTAACCAAGAGACAGGCAAAAAGGAATATAAAAACGATTTTGCAAAGGCCAATTTTGATGTGAATGTTGAAGTTGGGCCATCAACATCATCTAAAAGAGCCGCCACAGTCCGAGAACTAACCGGCATGCTGACGATGACAAAAGACCCTGAGACACAAACAGTACTGAGTTCTTTAGCGCTCATGAACATAGAAGGGGAGGGGTTGTCAGACGTACAAGAGTATTTCAGGCGCAAACTTATCCGTATGGGAGCCTTAAAACCATCAGAAGAAGAAGCAAAAGAATTAGCAGCTGAAATGCAAAACCAAAAACCTGATCCACAATCAGAATATTTCCAATCTGCTGCCAAAGAAGCCCTTGCGAAAGCGCAAAAGGCTAAGGCTGACACGATTTTAACAGCAGCTAGAGCAGAAGAAACAAAAGCTAAAACTGTGAAAACATTGTCTGAGATTGATCAAAAAGAGCGTAACCAGACAGTAGATACAATAAAAAAATTAACAGATATACAAAATGCGTCCACCCCGCAAATATCACAGGGTGAGGGAGCTTACACTTATGGAAGATCAAGAAGTCCAGGAAACGGGAGAAGTCAAAACATCAGAGGCAGAAGCTCCCCCCGAAGCTTCGACATCGGCCAATGAAGAGGAAATATCAGTATCTATAGGCGATG